CCGGCCGAGCCACAGAGGCTGCTTTGTAATCACCGTACTCCTGTGCCGTCACCACAGAGTACACATCCCCATCACCCATCATGGCGTAGAGATCATTTTGTGTTTTCACCACCAGCCGCCAAAACTCGGCTCCGCCGGTCCACTGTGCTTGAACCCATGACCAATTAGACGGCAACACGTCCACATCGTCTATGATGAAGGCTTTGGTCTTTGAAAATACCACGAGCCTATTCCCAAATTCGATCCCGCCCACCAAACCACCAGCTTCGCCCACCTCGATTGTCAGAACGATCACGTTGGCATCCGACAGATCATCACTATCAGCCAAGGAAAAGTAGATTTCATTCTCATGGCCTGGCACACCGATGGCTACTAACCGATTCGAGTTGCCTGCCCGGCGCACCAAGAATTGTTTCGGCCCAAGTACGCCCCAATCTGTTGGAATCAATGTCAAGGCGGCAAAAGCACCACCAGTAGATTTCTTCGGTGTCGCTGCAACGCCTGTGATGTAGGCCGTGTCGCCAAATACCACACCAGAAACAGCGCCCGAATTCGTGTACGTCCCTTTGGCCGACCCAGAGATCAAGTCGTACACATTGCCAGTATCCGTAGCAGCCATGAGGTATTTTGTGCCGTCCAACTTGGTATAAGGCAACAACACTTGAAGTTGCCCATTATCCGCAGCGTCCAACGGCTGTGTGGTGCCCCGGCGCTTCTGACGCCCCCCGTCAATGAAGATCATGTTGCGGGTCGGACTCAACATCGCAGCATCATCAGCCACGTCAATGTTCTTCGGGAATTGAAACCCCCCGCGATCCACTAGTAAATTGTGTGTGACTCCCTTGAGCATTTAATAACTCTGCACCGGCATTCCGCCGATTGATCGAAACTTGAACGTCCGTCTCCCGCGGCGTTGCCGCTCATCCAGCCGAGCCGCCGTCAGGACATCCCGCTCATACGCCGCATCTTCGCCCATTGCTCGGGCATCACCTTTTTCCATCCAACAAAAATACTTCAGCTTGTGCAGAATCGGATTCCGCCACCGAGCATAAATTTCCGTCATGTCGGCGCTAGTCAAATCCATCTTGTCGATGTCCATATAGTATTTCAAGATGCCTGCCACCACTGTCTCATCCGGCGGCCGGTTCCACACAATCTGTCCGTTGTATTCAGTCCACGAATCAGGAACCCCAGGCTTGCTACCTAACTCTTGGTTCTCCAAGAATGTGATGTCCATCCGGCGCCATTGCGTGCCGATCACATACTGTGAAGAGGCCGCCGGGGCCGTAGTCCAGTTTTCATCAGGCGTCGCAATCTTCGTTGAGGTGCTGTAGGCCGTGGACGTGCGGTACTGCCCGCTGCCCGTTCCACCCACGATGATACAATACCGCCCTTCAACATCTTCGACTGAAGCCGATTCATCAGCCGCCAGCGTCATGGAGCCCACCGCCCCCGCCTGCGCCAGCCCATCCGTACCCCAATACAACACGAATTGCAGCCAACGTGAGTAATCTGACGGCAAGTTGACCGCCGGCTTATTCTCCGTCAGAAGCACCACCGCGGAAGCCTCCAGCACTTTCCAGTCACGGCGGCTCGCCATGTCGCGGAGGATCTGCGGGAACCACTCATCACGAGCCCGAGCGTACTTCTCAATGCTGTTGGCCTGATCCAATGCTTCTCGCAGCAACGTAGCTTGTGTCGGTGCAGTCGGGGCGGCCATTTAGGCTTCCTGTGGTTTGATTACTTCAGTCCGTGGAGACTTCTCAGTCTCCCGTGGGCTGCGGTATTCTTCATTGTCAGCCATCATCAGCACTTTATCCTGGTCCCACAAGCCCTGTGCCCCATCCTGCCGCTCATCGTCAATGTGCTTCAATCCTTGCGCGATCATGCCGTCCAGCAGGTACTTGTGCCATTTCTTCTTCACACCCACCAGCGTCGAAAGATCCGTCGTGCTGTCCGTGGGCAGCGTGATCTCTTTGTAGAAGAAACACTGAAGCACCGGCAAGAAACTTGTCACCGGCTTAGGATACACATAGACTTTGCTGTTGAAGAGAGCAAACTGCTCGGGTGTGCCCGTGCGAACATCCGAGCGGCACGCCAGGAGAGCATGAAGCGAAGTTTGGGTCAGAGGTTTCGTGCTCACGCCGGGTGTGATGATCAACCCCTTACTATACAAGGTAGGCTGAGTGTAGTCGTCCGCACCATTAGTCGTCGCAATGGTGTCGGTAGCCTCGGTGAACCGCCAGTATCCCAGCCCGTCAATTTCCAACAGGATGTTGTCTAGCCATTCTGAGGCTTGTGTGGTGAGTGTGGCATCGCCGACCACTTCCAGGCAGCGATCCATAAGCTGTTGTCTCGTCACTTCATGCGTCTCCTACGCGGTAAACTTTCTGTAAATTCTGGCGCCGACGTATCGGCCTCCGCGGGTACCCTAGGCAATGGAGTGAATCCGCCGGGCCAGAATTTACAGAAAGCCCCGAGGCCGCGCCCGCCTTGCGGCGGGCAGCCAGTACGCTACGTTCTGGCGTACCGGAAGCCTCGGGCACTTCCTTACTGATCTCTACCTCTTACGCCTGCGGCGTGATCAACGCAACCGCGTGGTTCAAGCGATACACGCCTTTGCCCCAGATCGCATCCACCACCACGACATCAGAGAGAGACGGCAGCCAGTACTGACCCTGGGTGCGAACCTCTTTCTGCATCGCAAGGATAAACGCATCCTTCTGGAAGAGATAATTCACATCGTAGTTCGTGGTCGTGTCATCCGCCACCAACGTCGCCGTCGCCGTGGTCACGTACACCCGCACCCCGAACACCTCACCGAACATGCCGTTGTAGATCGTGCCCGCCACGCCGGTCTTATCGTACTCCGTGAACCGCCCAATCCCGAGCATCACGTTCTTCTGCCGAGGATTGATCACAAGATACCGATCATTCTCCGGCACGTTCGCCAGGTCCAAAATCTCGATCGCATTCCGAATCCCAGCTTCGGTCAGATCCGCCCCGTTGCCAGCATTCGCGTTCGCCGAGCCAGACCACGCTGTGCTCCCGTCGCTGCCCACCTTACGGACAAAGGACGCCGTGGTGTGCAACGCATGCAGCGTCGCGTCAATTTTCTTCGCCATCGCGTACCCGGCCGACCGAGTATATTCCGCCCGCAGGTCAGCAAACGCCTGCGCCTGCGCGATGTCTTCCACCTTGAACGACGACTCAAAATGCTGGTCGATGCTCAAGTCAAACTTCGTTTCTGTCGGATTCTGAAACGTCACGTCCACACCAGTCGCTTTCGCCGTGACGGTCAATTCAGACAGATCCGGGATCAGTTACTCAGGGGGCTTTCGCCGCCTGCTGGGCCATAACATCGCTCGCTTGAGCGTTCAACATTCGGCCTCTGAGGATTGTATTCCGTTTTCCAATTTCTGTTCCTATATTCAGGAACGAAAGACGTTTGGCATACTCGACTGCTTTATCGTGGTCTGCTTCGCTTCGCCAATTCATCGGCAGTGTCAAGCACCACTCAATAAATTCCCGCAACACACTCGCTTGCAGTCGTTTCGTAACCAGATATTCTTCCACGTGGTTCAGCAGCGTAAGGCATCGCTTATGTCCATTCACTTGAATATGCCACGTCTGCCGATGTTGCGGAAGCCTTGCCCTGAGCACAGGATTCACATGCGCTCCAACACCCATTTGCTCAAACAATCGAGCGCACCATTGAATAGACGGTTCATGGGTGTTCACCACTGTCACTTTAGGGCGATACCGGATGCCCCGAGATTTTCCTTCCTGCGATATTTGGATCATAAAAGACCCTTCGCCATCAAGAAACCCAGCCATCCAAGCAATATCTCGTTCTCGGATTACTCTTTCCTGCTGATTGTCCATTGTTCCATCCTTTCGATTTTCGCCTAAGTAGCACGAAAGGCTTTAGGAGTTTCCAGCAAATAGTTGAATTTATCCTGCACTATCCCGTTCGTTAATGCAGTGTATCGCCGGCTTTGCCGACAAAACTCACACGCTTCACCAGATTCGCCATGATCAGCCGCGAGCGCAGAAAATGGCGGATCTCCGGTCCCCACAATTCCCTTGTGGACCTTCAGTTTCCTGAAGGAGTAGACTATATCATCCCCTCATTCGGGGTTCTGCTCATAGTC